CTCCACGACCTTTCTATGCGGCCAGTCCTCCTTGGGGATGTATTCTGAGTTACCTAGATGGCATAACGCGTGACTTTCTCAATTCCGTACCTCAGAGCATGCTGGGGAAGTCGACAAAGCAGAAGAATACTGACTTAATCACGACGTCAAGGAAGGAGTATGCAGGGGCGAGATGCTTCTTCATGAGTGACGACAAAGCGAAGTATAGCCCTCACATGGATCCTCAATCTCAGCAACTACCCGCTGAATTCTTCGCGGAGCTATTTAACATACCAGCGTTCAGAGCTTACGGGCCCATTATGTATCACTGTAGACTGTTCTACCGAGTGTGCGGGCACCTAGTTAGCTATAATAGCAATGGGACGGACAGAGAAGGTATGCGTGGTGCGAGTAATACGTGGCTGGAAGTTGTGGCGCAAGGTTTGAGTACTCGACTGAGTAGGGAGCGGGGACTAATACGCGGAAAATCAGTGTTTCTATCATTCATTGACGATGGATTACGGCGATTCCATGTAGAGCATATGAATAAGAGTGACGCCGAAGTGATGCAGAATGCCAAGTTAGTCATTGAGGACGTTATCTTTGGACTTAGAGTACTGGGTAGGGAGTTGAGTTGGGACAAAACTTTTATCAGCACTAAACTGTTCGTCATGTTGAATGAAATCATCTATGATGGTATGCACTTTTCAAGTGGTTTAAAGAGTTTCTGCACTGCTGGAGACATCGAGATGAAAGAAGTGATGACAGCTTCCGACTATGAGCAGTTGTACTTCGGAAAGATGAGGGGTAGTCATGGAGTAGGTGTTCCACTTGATCTGTGTCACTATGTCTACATATTTGAAACTCTGAGAAGCCACTATGGTATGGGTGTCAATCTTCAGGACAATAGATGGATGTCTGAATTCGACTATCGGCTCTTTTGCATCACTCCAATGGCGCTTGGGGGGGCGGGAATAAGGAGTATGCTGCAGATGGGGTGCAATGAGGTGGCAAATGCGACGAAGGAGGGACTAGCCACACTCATGAGGCTTGCTGCTGCTCGGCCATTGTACGGGCATGTCGTTCAGCGATTGGTCACTCAACCACTGGAGCAGGTGAAGCCCCTCGATTTCATGCGTGAGCCGGAGCAGTTTCACGTAATACCTCCTCGAATTCGAACCCAAAGGTTAGCTGCTGAAGTTAGGAAAAGCCTACCTGGAATAGTTGGAAATGAACGAAGCAGAGGTTATATGCGCCGTGATCGAGTAGGATGTGAGTTTCTTGAGGCACTTGGTCGAATTATGATGCAATTAGGTGATGTTAGTGCGGAGGAGGTCCGCCTGCTATATGCAAGCACACCAGTCGCATTTGTCGATGAGTTCGTCCAGAAGCTAGCATCCAGTACGACTTTATCGGAATTGATTGGAAGAGATGCCATCACAAGAATACGAAGGTTGTGTCGGTCGGATCTGATCTTGGCATCTCGGTCTTTCTCGTCGAGGTGTGATTCTCACAAGTTGATATGGTTGGTCAAATCAAGTCCTGAGCTAAAACTTGCATTTCCGGAAATATTGAGATAGATCTTACTGAGTCCAAAGTCACAGGCCAGAGTTCGCGTGCCGTAAGCTTTGGACAAAAGTTGAGACCGGCTACTGACAGCATGTTAGTTTATGGTCGCGTAAGAGAAATCTCCCTAAGGTAGCCCTATTTATCA